TCATGATCTTTCCTCCTCATGCAAAATCCACACATTGCCATTTTCGACAGGTAAAACAGCGCCAGTATTTGGGCATTTAAAATGGGTTGGTAAAAGCATTTGCTGATTGCCGAACTGATCCGCAAATTTCATATCCTCGATGCACATCAATCCATATTTAGAACGATGCTCAGGATAGCCTAATTTTGATGTTTCACGAATGAATTTAATATAGCCCTTGGTTGCTAAAACGGAGATGCGATCATTAATGGTTCTGATACCTCCTAGACTGGCTTTGCTTTCAAACTTCTCAGCAAATTGGTTGCTGGTATAAAGATTTCCTTTTAAAGCTTCTTCTGAGATTAAATCTAAAATAACATCGGACTTTCTATGCCTTTCAGCATCAAGCTTATTGCCATAATCCTGGGATATTAATCGTTCAGAAAATGGATTTAGCTCAACCCATTTATTATCTTCTTTCTCAATTATTTTGCGTGGAATTGATGAACCATTACGAAGCTCAAAATATAGGTGAATTCTTGAATCTAATTCGTCAGGGCGGTGAAGAATTAGACCAGAGCTATAAAAGCTTCTTAAACTTCCAGCGCCACTAAATGCTTGAAACGGATCTTCTTCTAAATCTTTCTTTTTGATCTTTTTTGTATGATGACAAAGAATAATCCCCATATCAGGATTAAGCAGTGAGCGAAGCTTCTCAATGCGATTTTGTAGGAAAAACAGCATCGCATTATTATCATTCTCACTAGAGGTTGGAGAGCCGCCATCAAATAGATTTCTGATTGGATCTATGCAAAGAATATCAATCTTTTCATTACCAAAATTATGCTTGATGGTTTTGTAAACTGTGTCGATTCCCTCATCATTTAAAATCATCTGAATATTACTGGTTGAAACCAGATTATTTGATGATTTGGCAATAATTTCTTTTGAGACTTTAAGCTTTTTAACTCGCTCTCTCATATAGTGATAGCCAATCTCAGCTTGCAGATAAAATATGCGAAGAGGTCTTGGTGGCTTTAATCCAAGAAAAGATTCACCTGCTGCCATATGGATTAGAAAGTTGATCAAAAAATCACTTTTTCCAACTTTGGGAGCGCCACCAATTAGAAGTAATCCACCAGGAGTTAATAATCTTGGAAATATTAAATCCTGTGGCATTGGTGAGATATCAGATAGAAGCTCTGATATGGTAAATGAAGGAAGTTTTTTGCTTAAATCTTTGGCCGTGTTTAAAAAGCTTCTGACATCAAAACTTTCTGTTATGGCATCATGTGCATCCCATTTATCTTTTTTACTTTCTGGTGGCGTTAAAACTGAAATAAAAGAACATTTGCCGGATAGATATTCAGCTAATTTATTGGCATAATTTATTCCTGCCTCATCATTATCTGGCCAGATTATTACTTCCTTATCCTTTAAATGTGACCAGTCGGTTTTTTCTAAAGGAGCATTTGCACCACACATTGCGGTTGTTGCGGTAAAGCCAAATTTAATTAAAGCATCTGCTGACTTTTCTCCTTCAACAATAATGACCTTTTTGGAACTGATAATTCCTGGAATATTGTAAAGCGGTCTTATTTTTGGAGCTTGGGATTTTTTATTTTTTACATCCCAGATTCTAAATTGTTTGCCATTCTCATTGTCATAGCGATAAACAACTGCTGATAGACGATTATTTGCATCAAAATAATTCCAGCTTTTTGAAGGCTTGCCAAGAGTATCAATTGGGGGTGATTTTTGAACTGGCTGGTTTTTCCAGATAGTTGAATTGATTGAAGAATTACCAAGCCAATCGTTAATTTCAGTGAGTAATTTTGGAAATTCGCTTTTGCTATACCCTCTAACTTCAGACCAAAGATTTAAAAGATCACCGCCTTGATTAGTTGCAAAATCATGCCAGCAACCTTGCTTATTTCCTTGAAGCTGAACAACTAAGCTTTTGCCTTTACCTCCTTCTACATCACCGGCATAATAACAATGGTTTTGAATATAGCCTTGAGGTAGAAGGTGATTCAAAACTTCATTTATTCTATGAAGTAGTGATCTTCGAACTTCCTCGATATCAATTTGCTTTGAGATCTGCCCCTGATTATTTGCGCTGTTAAAATCTAAAAAATTATCCATATCCACTAAAATTTCAGATTAAAACAACGCTTACCCCATGGGCAGAATTTGCACTCAAAGTAGGATGAGTCAGATGATATTCGAGGAAGCAGCTCTCCAGCATCAGTTGAGGTTATTATCCTGACAGCCTTATCACTTAGTTTTTGAGCAAGGGACTGATCAAATTTGATTAACTCAAAATATAGCTCTGCTGTATCTTTATTAATTGCTGTGAAGAGAGTCGGATTCTTTGATATGCCATCAATGCTGCTTTCCATATAGGCTTGATAGATAGCAATTTGTGCTGCATAAATTGGCTTTGAAATCGCCAAACCTTTTTTGACTGTGTCGTTAAATGATTTGTTGTTGAGTGATTTACATTCCCAGAGCATTGGAAATGTTAGATTTAAATCAGATTTTAATTCCTTGGGCGCATCAATAATCACACCATCAACATGACCTTTGATTTTGCCATTTAGGGCAGAAAATCCAAATTGAGAGCCATCCTTTTTCTCGGTGATTAAATTAAATCCTGCTTGTCTTAGCCATTTAATTGCCAGCTCTTCAAAAACATGTCCTGCCTGAAATATCCGCAGTGTCTTGCCTGTGAAGTGTTGATTCTCATCTTTTGGCGTGTTAGTATATTCAAATTGCAAAGCACGAGAGCAACTAACACCTAATCTTGAGGCTCCAAGATAATTTCTAGGTTCTTGCTTCTCATTTTCCCCCGTTAGAGATTTATCAATTAATATTGATATTTTCTCTGATAAATCTGGTCTATGATTAAAATCTAGCATGGCAAATCCTCCATTAAATTTGAACTTTCTTCCTTTTGTCTCATTGAGTCCTGATAGGCGGTAACTGCCACTTCAATTAGGCAAAGAACTTCTTCTCTGGAGTAATCAGCAACTGGTCTGTTCATCCCAATTTCTGCTACATATTCACCAAGTGGTTTTAATGCTGATTCAATCGAATCTTTTTCTGCTTTTGTTAAATCGATCATGTTGTTTGACTTAAAATATTGATAAAAAATTTCCTGACAGTTTCGAGAGCAAAAATGCTTTCGCTGTTTTTGATTTCTTGGATCTCCTGCGCGCAGTGGTGGCGGAATAAATCCAAAACCCTGAGCCTGTCTGTAACAAATTTCACAAACTCTCATAAGGCGTTACTAATTTGAGGTTGATCTAGAAACAGGCTCTTTATTGCTTGTTTGTTGAAGTGGAATTTAAGAAGATTGGCAGCCTTATATTTGGTGATGCCAAAGTCGCTTCGATATATTTGTGGGAGTAAATTTAACTGCTTTACTGAGGCTGGTTCATTTAGCCATTTTTTGGATTTATAAGCGTTCTCGTAAGTCTCATATTCATTTAGAAAATCATCTGCCTTGGCTAGGCATATTTGCTTTGAACCTTTAGCAATTATCTTAATACCAAAAACTTCGCTACCACCAATGGCGTTCCAACTATCATTTAAGAAAAAGACACCTGCAAAGGCGTTAAAGCCAGATGCCATAAAAGATGAGCTATCATCAAATAAATCGCACCATTTGAAATTTGATCTTTTGGTCAACAGATCAATTTCAGTCATTTCAAAATCGGTTAATTCTGATTTTATCTCTTCCTCATTTACCGATAAATCAGCACCGCATAATGGACATTCTTTTGAAGCTGAAGGAATTAAGGAATTGCACTCAAAACAGCTTTTTTGGTTATTTTGTTTTTTCTTATTTTCTGATTTCTTTCTTGTCTCTAAATTAGCATCAACTTCCAAACAGCCATGAGTTAAACTCGATGTTCCAAAGTCTAAAATTATGCAATTTTCTTTGGTGATATTTGGATGGATTTCAGGATCAATTACTCGAAGCCCTCTACCAATCATTTGAATCATAGTAGATTTAAATGATGAAGGGCGAAGCAAAATAACGCAGGAGGTTGGCTGATAATCCCAGCCTTCAGTTAGAACTGAAACATTTACAATGACTTGGGCATCACCTTTTTCATATTCAGCTAGGACAATTTTGCGTTCATTATCAGTTAATCCGCCATGAACTAGAGAAGTTTTAATGCCATTATTGTTAAAAGCTTCAGCTACAGAAATTGCATGTTTAACAGTTGAGCAAAATATTACTGTTTTTCTACTTGAAGCATATTGTTTCCATTTGCTAAAGACCGCATCAGTGATCGGTGATTTATTCATGATTTTTTCCACTTCACTCATATCAAAATCACCGGCTGTCTTTTTAACTTTTCCTAAATCCTTTTGCGTGCCAACATCGATAATATAGGTTTTTGGTGGCACTAAATGACCTGATGCAATTAATTCTGAAATTCTGATTTGATCAGCAACATTAGAAAATACGCCTGATAGGTTTTTCTTATCACTCCTATTTGGCGTTGCAGTTACGCCATAAATTAGAAGATTTGGATTTAGAGTTTTTGCTCTTGAAATTATCCTTTGATAAGAATCGGAGGTTGAATGATGTGCCTCATCAATTACTAAAAAATCAATTTTAGGAATTTCATTTAGGTTGTTTTGCCTGCACAGAGTTTGCACCATAGCAAAAACCGCCTGACCGTCAAATGACTTGGTTTTTGCATCAAAAATTGATGTAGAAATATCAGGATTAACTCTTAAAAATTTGCTTTGATTTTGCGAAGTTAATTCATCCCTATGAGCAAGAATTAATGCCTTTTGCTTCTTATTTATGATTTTTCCGGTAACAGCAGAAAATAATATGGTTTTGCCAGCTCCTGTTGGTGCTATTCCAAGAGTGTTGCCATGTTCTTGAAGTGCGACAACACTCTTTTTTACAAATTCCTCCTGTCTTGGTCTGAGTATCATTTTATATCCTTAAAAATATTTAATGATTACTGCGCCCAAGTTGGCCTATTATTTGCTTGGCGATTATTATTTGGCTGCTGAGTTTGGGTTGGTTGACTCTGCTGAAGATTATGAGAAACATTTCCCATTAATTTAGTATAATCCTTATGATCAGGAGTTATGGCAAATTTGATCTCATTTTTGTCATTACCATTTTGATCCTTGGCAACTGTGATTTTTGCTAAAAACTCAACACCATCAAGATCAGCAAGACCTTTAATTCTTCTGGCATTTTGTGCAGCTTCGCTAACATCAGATTCTTTAAATCCTTTTGATGAATTAAGAATTGCTTTGATAAAGCTTCTTCCAATATTTGCCCACTCAGGCCCTTTATTAGAATGAAGCCCAATTAAGCTCCAAACCTTTCTTCTAGCAAATTCACCTTCCAAAACTACAAATTCACAAGATAGATAAATTGAACCTGTATTGTCATTTTTAGTTGCATATCCACCATTCCAGCCTTGATTTGTATCATCATAACCTCCTGGTCTGATTTGCATTCTAACCTTGGCTAGAGTGTTATTAGGAATTACGTCAAAAGATTGTTGATTATCTGAATTATTAAAATCGTTCCACATAGTTATTTATTATTTAGAGTTAATATTATTGAAATTGTTGTATTGGAGGTGCTCATTGATAGGTTTTGCTTCTGACTTAATTTTGGTCATTAGTTTGCCTAAATGAGGTTCTTCAATTACTTCTAAGCGCCTTGATCTGTCTTTTGCTGGATAGCCATAAGGGTTGAGCGTCTGACAAATAAATGCTCTGTAAGATTCACCTTCTTCAGGGGTAATTTGGGTCATGGTTATGACCTGATCGACAATGCCTGGTAGTTCTAAACCAGTCTTTGATCCTTCAATTTGAGGCTGGAAATATTTGCGGTTGAAGTCGTCTAGCTTTTCATCCAAAATGCCGACAAACCAAATATTCTTGGCTCTGGTATGTTGTAGGTGAGTAAGCCAAGCAATCATCTCACGACCATGCAAACCATAAGCTCCTCTAGTATCAGCTTTACCTGTTTTATCAGAAATGCCTTCTGGTTGACCTTGGCAATATTGAAAGCAAAGCCTTCCTGCTACAGTTATTGAATCGATGAAGATTGTTTGATATTTATCTAAGGATTTTGGATCGCCAAATTTCTGGCAAACTGAATCAAAGTGAGCTTGGGAGTATTTCTGATCAGGACGAAGTGCAGGATTTGGCCCACCAATGAATACTGCAAAATCACAACATTCTTCCCAGGTCTTAGGGCGAATTGTATCACCAGACCATCCTTCAACTGCCAAATCACCAGCCTCTAAATCAAAAAAGAGAGTTGTTTTTGGATCGAGAGTCCAAAGTAAGCTAGTTTTCCCAATTCCTGATTTACCGAAAATGCAGCCCTTTATGCCACGATTTTCTTTTAAACGCTCATCGGCGCTAATTATTGGTAACTTACTCATGGCCAACCTCCTTAATTTCTTCAATCTTGAAGGTTTCTTTACCTGTTTTTAAAATTCTGGCAGGTCTAAAGAATTTCTTGATATGTTCTGGCCAAGCAGTGAATTTAGTTTCTGAAACTTTATAAGTAGCAGTTACATATTCATAAGGATTGTCGCCATGTTCCTTGATTTGAGAAATTGCCTCTTTAAGTTTTGATTGATCCCAATCAACTTTTTTGGCGATAATTGAAGTGACCCTGAAATTGCCATCATTAAAATGGATTGTGCCAGTTACTTTATCTTGAAACTCTCTGGTTTGAGTTGCTTTATTTTGATATTTAAGAGATATAGCAGAATCTAGCCAATCTTTTAATCTCTTGGCTTTATCAAGATTATCATTGGCATCTCTTTGTAGAGAAACTAGGGTTGCTATTGGTAGCTCGGATAACTCACCTATTGGGATATTACGAGCAGAATCTATGGTTATCGTGTTATTCATAATTTTTATGCAATTGAAGTTGATATTGGAGAAGTCGGAGGAGTAGGAGCTTGATGAAGATTGCTATCTTCATATTCCTTAATTGAATCGCTGCTGTATCTGATACGGCCACCGATTTTGATGTAGGCAGGGCCCGTTTTGAGCCAACGCCACCTTTGCAAAGTTTTATGAGAAATTCCCCATTTCCGTGCTAAGGATTTTTCTGATAGAAGTAGTTGTTCAGTCATATTGAGAAACCATTAGTTAGTTAATAAAAAAACTAAGGTAACTTTAGAACTATGGTCAGGGGGAGATCGGGGGACGCAGGGGGGACGAACGAGGGGGAATTAAGTTTTTTTGATTTTTTTAAGAATTTTCTTCGGTTTTGAACTCTATGATTCCTTCTTTATAAGAAATGAAATTTGCTACTTTGCTTTTTTTGAATAAATCCCTATATCTTGATTCTGTTCCAAAATCGGCTATGTTAGCAACATTGTTCCACCTTATATTGCCTTCAGGATTTTCTGCATATAGATCGCAAATAATTTTAATAGCTTGACGTTGCTTATCTCCTTTTACATGAACTGAGCTATTGCCAACAAAGAAAGTGCTAGCATCTTCATTACAGCGGACATAAGGTTTATATTCATCATCAGCTCCAGATATTAGAATATTTGAAATGTAATCAATATTAAAGAGCTTACCTTGTGAAAAGGTTAGTAGTTTTTGAATTGAGATTATTTTTGATTTCTGAGTGAGTTTATTTGGGCAATGTTCATTAGATGAGGTCAGGATTAATTTTGGAAATTTCGTTGGTGATTCTTTTAGAAAAAACTCATCAATTTTTTTGAAGTTAATTTGATCATTTAATCTTCTGGCAAAAAATATGGCATATTTTTTCTTTTTGATATGTTCCTCACCAAGAAAAAATAAATTACCATCTATATAGCCATTGGAGTTTTTTCTACTGTTTTCGGAGATATTAAATTGATCAGCGATAAAGTCGGTTAATTTGGTGAAATTAATATCATAAGTTTTTACCTCTTCTTCGGCAACTGGCAAAAATTTGCCAAAATCTGATAAATAAACGAAGGAATTATGATCATCGCTCCATTCAACATAAGCCTCTCGATCTTGACCTGGTAAATAATAAGTCTCTAAATCTCTGCCTTTATTGAAGTAATTGTTTTGAATTAGATTATTGGCAGTTTCTTTGCCAAGATTTGACTTGAGGTGGGAATAAGTAATATTTGGATCTGCTTGCTCTACGATATCAATTAGCAATTTAAATGTCTGGCTGTCTAGCTTCATATTTTTTCAATAATTCCCCATTTTTCCAGATATTTATCACCAATGATTTTTTCTTTTTCAGTTCTATCCTTTAAATCACAGCCATTAGGATCAGTGATATTAACATGAATTAATTTACCTCTGGGGTTTTTAGTGTCTGGCTTAAATTTAATTGATAATCTGATCTTCTTTATTTCAAAAGAACTGACGAGAGGATTATTGCCAGCAAACCAATTTTCTGCTATTTCGTAAATTGTTCTTTTTTCTGAAAATGGAGATTCAAGAGTGGTTGAGTTTTTACTGTTAAAAGGTTTTAGCTTGATGAGAGTAATTTTGATATTTTCAATTCCATCCTTCAAATCAACATCTTTCATTAAATCCTGATAGGATTTAAATTTGACAAGATTATATTTTTTAAGCCTGATTTCAAATTTATCGTCAGCACTTTTTAGGAAAATATTGGCAAATTTCTTAGCCAAAAACTCTCTATTATCTTTTGAATTTGAAATTACATCAATTAAGCCACTTGTTGAATCATAGCTAATTGAAAAATCTTTAGCAGGTGCAAAATGCCTTGTTACCACTTCATCCTTATCAAAGGTCTGTATTGATTGTGGCAAACCATCATGAAAACCAGTTAAAATGCAGATTTCTAATTTATTGCCATCTTTATCATTTTTATCACGACAGCTAAATTCTAGATTTAACTTTCTGCTGATATCAAGGTGACTTAAAACCTCTTCTTTGAACTTAGTGATATTTTCTGATGATTTATCAAGTTTCTTATTTTGTGGCCCATGGAATGAGCTCCATTCTTTTGATTTTCTTTTATAATCGTGTGACACCCAAAATTCTGCCGTTCTAAATCTATCAGGAAATTTTTGATGCATGTAAAGCCCTCTAGCATATTCTCCTTTTTGATCTAGAAATATCTCATCATTACCAGCAATGCTACATAAAGCATTTTGACCCAATTCATCACTCATGCCATGAACTCTATCAATAGTATCAAATAAATTCTGTTTTTTGGCATCTTCGCAACCCCACACCATGCCAAATAATGAACTATGATATTTACGATTCTTGCCATCCCATTTAAAATCTTCAGGAACTTCAATAAAATCATTACTGACTAAAAAGTTCTTCAAATCTTCTTCTGGGGTATTTCTGATAAATTTTTTTACCTTTGTTTCCAT